GCATCTAAATCAGTTCCTAGTATTGGCAGAATGTACATATCCTGTGCCAATAATATGTAAGGCATAATAAGGTTATCGTCTACCGAGCCACCTAAAGCCGTGTCTTTTTTTAGTCTTGTTGCTGATATATATAATGTATGTTGTATTGCCATAGTTTATTTTATTTTACGCCTGGATAATGTCCGTTGTCTTTCATATCTTCAGGTGCTATTACTGCATCTTTTATTCCTCTTGGTTTTGGTGTGTAAGCTTTAGGTATGCTATCTACTTTTTTATAGTCATCATCTAAGCTTTGTCCTTCTCTTAACTCTGTGCCTTCTTTAAGTCTATATAGAATCACCTTCCAGGCATGGCGGCAGTAAACCCCGCCTTTAAAACGAAATAAATCATACGGCCTTCCTTTGTGTCCTAGTTGTCTATTTACACCTTCTCTACTTGCTTTATCAATATCTTCTATTCTATAAACAAAACCTGCTCTTGATAATTCCATCATATTCTTGCAAAATGTTCTTGTAGATTTGCTTGGCTTTCTACTTTTTTTAATATACTTAAAACGCACTCTATAATATGATTTATCTAAATAACTAAATAAATCTTCTTTACTTCTTATTTCATCTGCAAACTTTTTTATGTCTTTTGGTTCTATTAAACTATCCGCCCAATCAGCATAATCTTCTACATAGTCTTGCTCATCTACAATTTCCCACTTGTCTAAATCTATTTGTTCCCCTTGTAAATTATCTAATAATTCATTAAACTCATCATCCGTCAAATCATCTCTTACATTTTTTATTTCTTTTACTTTCTTTGCAGCCCAAGATTGTCCTGCATCTCCGCCCCATAATGCCCACGCAATTCGTCCTGCACTTGGGAAACCATCTTCACCTATTTCAAAACCTTCTGCCTTTTTATCTACTTCGTGTCTTGCAAAAAAGCTATTCATTCTTTTAATTGTGTCAAAAGAAAGATTGTCACCATTCTTAATGTTCGTGGCACGTGCAACCGCAACTTGAGTTCCACCTCTGTCATATTCTCTACGCCATTCTAAACCTTTTTTAGCTTGTTCTATCATTCCCTTTGTAGGTTTAGTATCTATGTCTTGTAAGTCTTTAAACTTATTTTGGTTTTTATTTTTTTTTTTACTTATTTCTTCCGATAATTTTTCAACTGCGGATTCTCCACCACTAAAAAATCCTTTAGCAACCTCAGGTGCTAATTGTAAAAACTGAATTAAAAATACAATAGCTTGTTCTTTTGTTAATATGCCTTCTTGCACTTTAGCCACAATATCTATTGCACTACTGATTTGTGCACCATTATATGATGCCTCACTTTCTAGAGGTTCTTCCATAACATTTTCCTCTGTATCATCTATTATTTCTGTTTCACTTGGTGATTCTATTTGTTCTGTATCTATATCCTCTTTAGTTACACCTTCTTTTTCTTGATCTTCTTCTGATTGTGTTTCTGTAACTTCTAAATCAATAAAATCAGCAGGTTTAAGCGACTTAAAGTATAAATCAAGACTTATGTCATTAACTTTAAATATCTTTTCTAATCCTTTTAAAAGCGTGTTCTGGAAAGGAATAATTACCGTATTGTTAAATAAGCTGTAAGCATCTCGTAGTTCGTCTGCGTTGTTACCTAAGCCACCACCTTCTGCTCGTATTCCAAAGAGAATTGGTGATGTTACTCTATGTCCTGCGAGTATCTGTGTTACCGCCTGTTTGCTCATACCTTCCCAAGCACTCTGTGCGTCATTCATTTGGATAGGTTCTATGATTGGTGCTGTCTCTTGTCCGTCATTGAATGTAAGTAAAATTTTTCCCGCGTTGCCGCTGCCTGAGAATTTTTGATTCAGTTGTCGTTCAATAGTTCTTCGTTCTTCCTCTGTAGGAACACCGTTGCTAAAGCCGACGTGCATACTTGGTGTCATTCCAGACGTTATATTAGACAAATGAAATTGTGCAATCTCTAATTCCATTTGAATCCAATCTGTAGCTGCCACGTAATCAGGTGCAAAACCATAGAATAAAGCAGGGTTCTTATCTCGAATCATTAAGATTTGACTTGCGTTACTTCTATCTTCTATGGAAAATGCACTATAAGGACGTGGCCTATAACCTGTTTTTTTAAATTTACTCCAATCAGCAGAATAGTAATAAGTATTTATTTCTCCATCTACCATTTTACCTGATCTTATATATTGTGCAGGTATATGTTTCATTTTAGCTATTTTACTTCTATCTCTGCTCCATATCACATTAACATAACAACCACCAAATAGCTTTAAATCTAATGCTAAATCTTTTAATATTTCATCATCCGAATTATGTAATAATTCTGTTAATCTTAAATATGATTCTTTTTTCTCATCTGAATCATCAGCATCAGTAGCAGCTAACCCTTCACCATAAATCATAGCACCGATAGACTTAATTAATGCACCATTTATAGCACTACCTAAAAATAATTCTAATAAGTAACTAGGGTATAAATTATCTTCACCAAAACTAATCCAATCTTGTTTAGGATCTTCTACTAAATGAGGTATATTATAATGTGATAATTTTATTAAGTCTAAATTCATAATTAAAATGTTATGTAAACGCTTTCTGTATCAGAATCGTTAGTTGTATATTCACTATATTGAACAGGCAGTTTGCTATCATTAGTTGTTAAATTCATTAACCCTGTATATAATACATTAAGTCCTGTAGGATCAACATTACTACTTGATGTATTTTGATATATTGTAACATCATATAACCCTAAAGGGTAATCTGTAGTTCCTAGCACTATTACATTTGTAGAGGGTACTACCCCATAAGATGTAACAGTATTCATTTCTAAGTACCTTTCTTTATTAGTAAAAACTGTGCTAACAATATAAGTAAATGATTTTTTAGTAAATTGACTTGTTATAGTCCACAAAGGCGAGTGTTCACCTAATGATGTATCAAATTTATCAAATAAATCTAAATATACTATATTATTTCTACTTATAAATTCAGGTGATACAGGTTGACTAAATTGAATCATCTTTCTTTTTCTTCTTTGGTTTATCTTCTATAAACAAATTGTTTCTAACGCTTTCATTTAAACCTGCTATTTGTTTTTGAGTTAAATCATCTAAAGGTATTCTGATAGTATCAATAGATTTTCCTTGCCATTCTTTTTTAAGTTTCCAAGCCATAGTGTTTTACTATAAATATAAATAAAAGATTATTGTTTTTAAGTGTACAAAAAAAGGGGTAATAAAACCCCTTTCTTCTTTTAAATTGAGTAACGGTTAAGTTCCTGCAGTAATAGTTAATGCTGATTCATCAGTTAATCCGTCAAATGGGAATTTAGCATCCGAAATACTAACGTATGCCGGTAACTGAATTAACGCGTTCCTTTCCTCAGCAGTCCATTCAATAGTATATCCTGACATATCACCTTTTGCTGCACCCGTAACTACTGTGCCGCCTGATATTGTGCAGCCATTAGTAATACCTAATAAATACACATTATCCATAGAATCTTGCACAAATATTTGAGCACGTGAAAAACCCATAAGTCTTAACTCATTTGTCATATCGTGATCAATTTTTTGTAATGTTACAGACAATGTTTGCGTAAAGAATAGTGTTCCTGTTGCGTTATCAGAATTTACATTTACAGTCATTGAAGATAAATTAGGTACTAAGTCATACTTAAATACAGTAGTTTGAGAACCTGATTGTGAACTCCAAGTTGCAAACCCTGCAGTAGTCATTTCAGTTCCACTAATAGTAGCTACTGTTTCAATATTATTATTATATGCTTTACATATATATATTGCTTTTAAGCCGCCTACGCTATCCTTGCAGTCAATTAAACGTCCTCTTGTTAAATCACAAGCCATAATTATTTTATTTTTTAAAGGTTAATAAAAGGGCAGGTATATTTCAACCTGCCATTTTAAAGTATCTATTATGTCCAAACAGTTGAACCATATACACCATCTGTTGCAACCGCAGTTTGAACGCCTACCGCAAAGTTCATTGTGATTCTAACATTGTCAGAACCGTCATATTCATAAGTCGGTATTAAACGAGCTTCTGTCCAGTCCGTTGCTAGGTTTGTTCCGAATACTAAGTTTTCAGGATAAGTGAAAAGGATAGTGTCGTTAAACATTCCCGGGCATCTGTAGATTGGGTAGCCGAAATAAGTAGCTGTATCTGCTGCAGCATCAAAACCTAATCCTGAGATTTGTCCTTGATTAGAACCTGCACTAGCTAATGCTTGAATATAGAAACCATAAGTTTTATTGTTCATATAGAAACCAACACCGGGCTTAGTAAGTATTCCTGAAATATCAGATGCAGCCGCATTATAAACACTTGCCATATCAGTTAATATATCAGACGCTGCTAAAGCATCAGCAAAATCCACTTCTGTAAAGTCTTTACAAGCAGACGCATCTGCACCTGTTTCATCTTGTGTTCCATCATCAGATAAAAAACCTGTTCCAAAAGGTGATGTACCTTGCCATATTCCGATCTCTAATTGTGCAGCAGCTTTACCTGCAACCACTTGTAATAAGAAGTCAGAAAATTCTTGTGGTAAATTACCATTTCTATCCATTCCTTGGCCCATCCAAGTAGGGAATATTGTACCTCTACAGATTTCCTCGTTTACTTTTAAGTCGGTAAGAGATAATACTTGCTCAGAAGTAGAAGTATCATTTCCACTTGAAAAGCTACAACCTGCCGCAACGATAGGATTAGCACAAGCTATGTTATTAATTACTGCACTTTTTGTTAAACCATCTAAGATTCTAACATATCCTTTTGCAACTGTGTCAGGACTTCTCAAGGCAGCAGTCACATAAGGCATTGCGTGAACACCTGCATACGTATCACCGTTTACAGTTATGTCAAACTCACGTCTTTTTGATAATTGAATTTTATTTGCCATTGTTTTTAAATTTATTTGTTATTAATGTAATATGCTGTCCTCTCCATTGGTGACAGTTTTGTTAAGTCAACAGTTGAGCTAAAGTTTGTTCCCTCAGGATTGTATGAAATACCCTCCGTAGCAGGTTCGCCACTTAGTTCAACTATTTTACCTTTTAATTCTTCAATTTGTGTCATAAGTTCCCCTATCACTTCATTAGACATTTCTGTCTTTTCTTCTTCTACTTCTTCAGTAGTTTCTTCTTCAGATAATTCTTCAGCAGATGCTTCTACTTTATCAGCTTTTAAATCAGCTACAGCATCTTCTAAATTCTTTATTCTAATTTCCATTCCTTTCCAATCAGCAACATCAGCTTCTTCTGCTAATTCCTCTTCTTTAGATTCCTCAGTAGTTTCTTCTGACATTTCTTCTACTTCCTCAGATGCTTCAACATCTTCAGCTTCTTTTTCTTCACCTAAGTCTAAAATTTCAGATGAATCTCCGATAGTAAGTTTATTTCCGTTTTCCATTGTATAACTTCCTGCTTCTAATGCAGACGCTTCTCCGTCATCATTAACAGCAAAAACTTTAGATCCGATCATAAATTGCTCATCTTCTGTAGCAACAATACGACCATCATCTAATTTCATTTCAGCGTACATCTTGACGCTATAAGATTTAGGTTGATTTTTCATTTGTAAGATATTTAAAATTTTTTCTAGAGTTCCCATAACATTAATATATATAAAAAGTATTTAATTCGTTTATTTCTTTTAGCGTTTTACTGTTCTATTTTTGATAGCAGCACACACTTTTGCAGCAGTTTCTTTATTGCCATATTGTTTCATTTGGTCACGCATACAATCGTCCCAAGAATACTTTAGCATAGCTTTTTTCTTAGCATAAGCAACATATTCTAGCATCTTGTATTTTCTTTTGCGTTTCTTTTTTCCTGTTTCTGCGTGTTCTTCTCGCATTGTAGCGTTAGCGTGTGTGTCACAAGGCATATATAATTTAACGCCATCAACAGTGTGCGGATGTGATCCAGAACAGCCTTTAAACATTTCAGCATATAATTCAGCTTCTTCTTTAGTTCTAAATAATGGCTCACCATCTAACGCACCTACAGGTTGTAATTCATTCTCTAAAATAACGTCTTTG